GGCTAGCCAACTGATAGCCAGGTTGCATATCTCTGTTGAGCTGGCCGCCATTACCGTTACTCCTTCTTGTCAGCCGGCGCTGCTTTTGCAGCTGCAGCTTTTGCAGGTGCGAACTTCTTCAGCGTGGCCTTGTCGACTTTCAAAGCTTTCGAAATCTTGTCGTCAGAGACTTCAGCTTCCAGCATTTTGTGAAATTTTGCAATATCACGCTTGTTCATCGTACTTTTCATTGTTATACCTCTTTAGTTGTGAAGCTTTTACGATAGTTCTTGAGATTCTCTCACATGATCAATGATCATCTGAAAGCCATTTTGCACCATGTTGGTAGCCTCTAGCTGCTGAGCAACGTCGTTGTGCACACCTATCAAGATGTCACGAGTGGTAAGGAAGCCGGGAATGTCGGCCCACGAGGTGCGACGGTTGTTCTCCGTCCGTGAGTCAATACTAAAGGCAGTGTATATTGGGCCGAGAGTCGCATTGGTAATTGGCAGCAGGTTACGGTCACGAATACCGTTCCACAGCTTTTCCCATCCAGATAAAATTTCCATCTGGCGGTACAGTTCCACGTCAGTTCCGATGACAGCGATGATAGTGCCAGCAGCTGCGCCTTCAACCAACTCATCACGGACAACTTCAGTCTTTTGACCTTGTCTGTCTGCCAGTAGTTGTAGAGAGAAACGAATAGTCATGAAGTTATCCTCTTGTTTGGAAAGGAGCCCCTCAGAAGAGGGGCTACTTAGTGCCTTACCCTTACAGGGTGTCGGCGACGTGGAGCAGTTGAACGTGCTCGTCTTCGACTCGGACACAACCCATGGTCCACTGGCTGAACACCTGCCACATGTAGCTCAGGCTCGGGTTCTCACCGATCCTGGTGAAGGTATCCTGGTTGACTGCCAGACCGAGACCGCGGCGGGTGAAGGCTAAGCAGTAAAGCTCGCCGCCAGTCGGCGCTTCCAACAGGTTGGACACGATCCACTGGTAACCGAGCCAGTTCGGGACGATGCCGTACTGCTGGAGAGCCTGTGCCTGGACGTAGTCCGAGCTGGTGTTCTCCGTCAGCTGCATCAGCTTCCGTACCTGGGTCGGGCCAACGACCATGACCTTCTGCTCGTCAGGCATGATCTCGTCCTTCATGAACTGCTCTTGGGACTGAGTCACCAGGTCGAAGGAGATCGGAGCGGTGCCGTCGCCGATGATCTGGCTGGCAGGCAACGGGTTGGAAGTACCATCACCATCGAGTGCTGTGCCGGAGCAGGCTTCGATAATGAGGTTGTCCATCTCCCGGTTCATGGCCATCGCCTGGTTGTAGGCGTAGTTGCTGTCAGGGTTGACGAGCATCTGAACACGGTCTTCGTGTTCGATGGTCATGGTGTGGGTGAATGTCTTCGGTTGAGCCACGCGGCGAGTCCACTCGTCATCGACGAATACAGTCTCAACACGGCGACCGGTTTTCTCGACGGCGTCGGTCGGAGCCAGACGTTCGAAGTTGTAGGCTTCGCCACCCGAGGAAACCTCGTAGACATGCGGGCGAAGGCGAGTTTCCATCTGCTGTGACAGATGGCGGACGTTATCTTCGTATTCTTCGATAAACGCCGAATCAATTGTTGGTACCATTATGGTTCTCCAGTTAAAGTTTCAGTTTCATTTTCCCGAAACGATACCCGTTTACCCACGGACGTTTATAGTTACTGAACAAGAATTGGGAGCTCTTGCTCAGGGTACGGACCCAACCTTAGCTAGGATGCCCGTATTTATTCAGTAGGCAAGTTGTTCTTTATCTTATACAACTCACTCATTTTAGCTTTTGCAACAGCGTGTCCAGCTGCTTGCGGGTTGTAATAAGGATGTTCCTTATTACCACGAATTTCTGCAATCTTCTCGGCAGCTTCTGAAGGAGTCATCAGATCAGAAGACTGTTGGCCTTGATCTCTGAACTCTTTTGATTGACCAAGCTGTTTGGCAATCGAGTAAAATGATTCCAGCTCCTGCGGAGTCAGGCTTGGTTTTTCACCCAGGTGAGGGAAGAAAATCTTCGCTACCTTTTCAGCCTGATGCTTGCGATCGTTGAATGCCATTCCCCATTCCTGCTTGAGCTGCTTTTCCTGCTCAGTCATTTGGTTCATAGACTCGTTCAATGCTGCAACGTCGGCACCGCGTACTGCTTCATCCAGAATTTTCATCTGGGTTTTTGTGAGATTGGCTTTTAAACCAACTTCACCGAGAAACTTCTTACGGTTTTCATCGAGTTCAGGTGCGCCTTCAATCTCAGCGAATTCATATTCGCTTGCGTCATCAGGGCGACCTAAACTTTTGAACACGATGTTCCGTTGTTCTTCGTCGTCCAGGTTTGCCGGCATTAGTCGATTGCCAGACAACTCCATGGATTTCGTAATAAACTTGTTCCAGTCTTCTTCACCAGCATCTTCACCTGGTTTGAAGATTGCAGTACCGAACTTGCTGCGCATATTCGATACACGATCCCAGAAAACTTCAGGTGTTTCTGAGTTCTGAACTTCATCCCATTCATGAATGGATTCTGGTAATACCTTTAAACCTTCTTCGTTCATTCTAACTCCCCTTTAGAGTTATATATAAGTTCCATGATAAGATCTCGCTGTGCAATACAGTAGACCGTCTCACGATCGTTTGACTGATATAACTTGCCATCACAGTATATGCGCTGGAGATGGTCAAGCAAATCTTTTCCTTGGCCATGGCCGAATACGCCTTGACACAAATTCTTGAAATGCTTCTCAAGCCTGATGAATTCATCTGAGCTTGGTAAGTCTTTAGGCATTTGCAGCCTCCTTCATGGCAATAGCTCCTTTGCCTGTTTGTTCCATAACTGCTCCTTCCTGAGCTGCTTCTTGTAAGAGCTGTTGCTTCTGCATCAAAGCTTCGTCGTCCTTCTTCATTGACTTTGCAGCGTCCTTGCCATTGATGACTTTCTCTGGAATATTTCTGAGTCGAGCCAGTTCACGTCCCATAGCGTCGTCATTGATGAGATACTTGAGGTTCGGATACATCTGAGAAAGCTGTGCAATGTCTCCAGCGAATTGAGTCATCTCCGCGGCTTCTTGAGCTTTCTGACTTGTAGCCAGAGCGCCAACATATTCGATCACGATCTCAGCATCTTCTGGAATAGATGATGGCATTTCATTGAGACGTCCAGCTCGACGCTCAATGTTAAATACGTTTTCAACCACGCGGTTAAGCCATTGAACTTTGATGCGTCCCATCGTGGGTCCAAGAAGACGGTTCATAAGTTCGTATCGAACCTGAACCTCGGTCGCAGTCATAGCTGGTGATTCTTTAAGCTCGAGCCGGTCAACCATGAACGCCTGCATGATTGACTGGCGGTACATCATTAGCTCTTCCGTAGAGATACTGAAGTTGGCACGACCCTCATAAGGTTTCAGTGCGTCAATATCCCTCAACACCGTGAGTCCGCGTGGACCGAGGTCCAGATTAGAAAGCAGGCCACGTTCAGTGGTGATATTCGCTGGATCAATAGCCTTTTCGACTGCGCGTGTACGCATCAGACGATGCTGGTTTAATTGCTTGATATCTCCCAGACAAACGTGGCCTGGCCCATGACCCCATTGAGAACCAGACACGGTACGCCACGGCACACTATAAACAGGATTCTCGTAGTATCCTCCCTCTTCTCCAAGCTGTTCGCAGCCTTCATGCATGAAATAAGCATGACCCCATGGGCGCTCAGTCGGGGGTAAAGGCTTGCTTGTATCTGCATCTTTCTTGTCACGACGTGGGAAAATTGCGAATACCACGTTGTAACGTGTATCAGTGTTTTGAGGATTATCGTAAGCTTTCTTGATTTTGTCAGGTACGCCTTCATACCCGAATTTGCTGACAATCTTGGCTGCCGTCCAAGAGAGATCTCGGAAGAAGAATTCAACTGCACCCTGGTATCCTTCTTGGAATAGTGCCTCTTTCATAGGCACCATTGAGAATTCGAGATCTTCATCGTCCATTCCGCCTGACTCGTGGACCATAAAGCCGTGACCAAATCCTGTAAGGTCAATAATTAGCTCGTCACTTTCAAGATCAAAGTTACTAGCATCAATCGCGTGATATGTCCGCTTGGCTGAGTCATCCAACCAGTTAGATGCATCATTCACATCTTGAAGCTCGTCGTCTTTGAACCTCATGTAGAACCACTGGAGGTTGGGGAGTATAGAACTATGGATAGAGGCGGCAAGGATACTGGCTGCAGTAACGGCAGTATCATCGTAGTGGTTATACTTGTCCCACTCGACTGAACCTTCAGTTACGTCCTTCTGGAACATGCGACCACGATAAGGAACG